GGTAAATGGCAGCGCTCAACACCGGACCGTGCGAGCCGTTGCCTACGCTATGCACGAGGTACCCGCCCGAAGCCACGCCCGCGCAAATCGAAGAAGCCGAGTGGATCGCGACGGAAGTGCTGTGGGAAGGCACGAAGAAGCAGTTCGGTCTCTGCTCTATGACGCTCCGGCCGTGCCGGAAGGATTGCTTCCCGGCGTGGCCGTGGATTCCGTCGACCGGATGGCACGACGTCGGCGGGATGTCGTGGCCGTACCCGGCTCCGGCGCTCGTCGGCGGGAAGTGGTTCAACATCGCGTGCGGCTCGTGCTCGTCGGGCTGCTCGTGCTCGTCGATCTCCGAAGTCGCCCTACCGTACCCCGTCGCGAACGTGACGCAAGTGAAGGTCGACGGTGTCGTACTGCCTACCACGGCGTACCGGGTCGACGATTGGCGTCTGCTCGTGCGGCTCGACGGGCACGACTGGCCGCGTTGCAACGATCTCAACCTAGCTGACACCGAAGACGGAACCTGGTCAGTCACGGCGCAGTACGGCACGGTGGTGCCCCGACTCGGCCAGCTTGCGGCCGGACAGCTCGCAACGGAGATCGTGAAGCGCTGCGTCGGTGCGGGCGACTGCCTGCTGCCTGAGAGCATGGTTCAGCAGATCACCCGGCAAGGCGTGACGAAGGTGTTCTTCGACGCGAAGTCGTTCTCTGCCGGGCGTACCGGCCTGTACTGGGCTGATCTTTTCCTGAACCGGAAGAATCCGTCGAACACCGGGATCGCGACGATCTTCGACATCGACGGCGAGCACGCTCGGCGGGTGGGCACGTAATGGGGCAGAACAACGCGAACCCGTTCGCCGTCTACGACATCGCGCAGCACATCAAAGCGTGCGTGCTCGAACGGCTCGAAATGACGACGAAGGGACTGCCTGAACGCGCCTGCGTGATCTCGGGCGAACTGGCGTGGGACGAATGCGAGTGCGGACAGCTCACAGTTGCCATCGCGAACGAGTACGAGTCGAACGGGACGGCCGCGCCTCGCGCAGGTGCGGAGAACCCGGGACGGCGCTCGTGTGGTCCGCCCCTATATGTGGCGAACTACGTCGTGACGATGCTGCGCTGCGCGCCCACCGGCACGAATACCGCGCCGCCTACGTGCGACGAGCTTGAAGCCTTCGCCCGCATGTCCACCGAAGACGCGTGGGCGGTCCGCACGGGCGTGATCTGCTGCCTTGACGAGGCGATCTCGACGCGCCTCCCGAACGGCACGAAGTTGTACCGCGACTTCGTCGTGAGCACGCAGACGCGCATCGGGCCGCAAGGCGCGTGCGGAGGCTCGGCGCTGCCGGTGTCGGTCACGATCGACAACGGATGCTATCCGTGCGAGGTTAGCTAGGGGGCGACATGGCGACGGTCCGCGTCACGCAAGATGTGAATGAAGGCTACATCCGCAGGCTTTCCCGTCCGGGCGGACCGCTTGAACGCTATCTTGAGGTGCGCGCGCTCGCCGTACAGGCGGCATCGAAGCAGCGCATTCGCGAGGCTCCGCAGCGCATCGACACCGGCAACCTGATCAACTCGATTCAGATTCGAATCTACTACCGGAGCGGTATCCCCATCGCGCGCATCGGAACCGACGTCGAGTACTCGATTTACGTACACGATGGAACTGTCTACATGGAAGCGAACCCGTTCCTACGTGACGGGCTCCGTCGCGGGATGCAGCAATTCGCTTAATCGGTGTTACGCTGTGCGCATGGATTTTACTACCGCTAAGAATCGACTCGATTTCACGGTCGACGGGCAGAAATTCGAGACGAAGAACGCTGTCGCGGCCGGGATCATCTTTCGGCTGCAAGGCACGTTCGTGAAGATGGGCGACAAGCGCGAAGACGCCGGGGCCGAACGTGCGGAAGCGTTCGAAGAACTGAAAGCCGTGTACGAGAAGATCCTTACCAAAGCAGCGTGGAAGCGATTCGAACCGCTGCTTGAGGGGACGTGCGACGACAAGTCAACGCCCATCGACCCTATGACGCTCATCGCCATCACGCAATGGATCGTTGGCGAAGGTTTGGGAAAAGGCAATACGCCGCCGCAGGATTCCTAGCCTCATGGGCCACGCAAGATGGGGTGTGGCCGTTGTTCGACGGTTGGTGCGCTTCGCAAGGGGTCGCGCCGCTTGAACTGCCGTGGGATCGCTGTCTCAACCTGGTCTACTACTTCGCGACACGGAATGCCTCAAAAGAGAAGAAACAGGAATTCGACGCCGCTATGTCGCAGCAGGTCACAGCCGATACGCTGCGGCAGATGGCTCTGACCAGGAAAAACGCTCTGAGAGCGACGGAGAGCGACGAACAGCCTTCGGGGGTACCCGAGGTACCGGAGGAATCGCGACCGACTCGCACCGGCAAGCTTCCACCGCGCCCGGCCGGGTGGGGCGACGCCGAGACCGCTACACGGCAGGCGCTCATCGTCGCTAAGTCACTCAAAGTAGGGTGATGAACACCTCTTAATACGCGGTAGTGTGAAGCTGCCGCTACTGGGGGAATCATGTCCGACGCACTTGACCGCGCATACGTCGAGATCGAGCCCGACTTCTCGACGTTCAACCGCAACGTTGCCGCTGGTGTGTCCGCTGCTGCCCGGAACATGAGCCGACAAATCGGCAACGCGGTCGGCGATGTTGAGGATCAATTCGCTCGAATGGGTGACACGATCGCCGATTCCTTCGACGGACTAGACCGGCCGATTGAAGCGGCTAAAGACGAGCTAGACGAGCTTGGCGACGAAATCGACCGCGTCAGCGGTCGCCGAGTCGGCATCGACATCGACATCGACCGGGAAGGCACGTTCTCTCGGTTCCTGTCGTCTATCACGGGCGTGCGCCTCCCGGTGACCGGCTTCGCTGCACTCGGTACAGCCGCAGCAGCGGCAGCCGGTGCCGTGATTCAACTCGGCGCGGCACTCGCTCCGGCCGTTGGAATCATCGCCGGACTTCCGGCTGTTGTCGGTGTCGGCGCTGCTGCAATCGGCACGCTGCAAGTCGCCACGGCCGGATTCAGTGACGCGATGGCTGCGGCGTTTGAAGACACGGAAGCCTTCGACGCCGCAATCGAGAACCTGTCGCCGAATGCGCAGGCGGCAGCGGAAGCGTTTCGCGCGGCTGTTCCTGAACTGCAAGCACTGCAAGACAGCGTGCAAGATGCGTTCTTCGCTGACTTTGCCGACGCCATCGAAGCGGCGGCAGGCGCTCTGATTGGCCCACTCTCGACAGGTATGAGTACTGCGGCCGGGTTCGCAGGCGACCTCGTTGCGGGACTGCTGAACGTCGCTGGCTCAGCATCAGGCATCGACTTCGTGACGTCGAGCTTCGAGACGCTGAACGGCATTCTCTCACAGCTTGCCGCGCCGGTAGCGGACCTCTTTACGGCGTTCCTCGATCTCGGTACGGCCATCAATACGGCCTTTGGCGGCGCTGGAGCCGGAACCGGTCTCGCATCGATGATTCAGCAGTTCGCGGACTTCATCGCCACGGCGACCGCATCAGGGCAGGCTGTCGCGTGGGTTGAGAACGCGCTCGCTGTCTTTCAGCAGGTAGGCGACATTCTATCGCCGCTCGTCGGCATTTTCCTTTCGATCGGGCAAGCGGCGTCGGAGACGGGCGGGAACATTCTTGGCGCGTTCGGTCAAGGGTTGCAGGTGTTCGACGATTTCCTAGCGTCGGCGCAAGGGCAAGACGTGCTCGTGACACTCTTCGAAGCACTCAACCAAGTGGGTGCGAGCTTCGGTACCGTGCTCTCGAACATCGCTCCGGCGCTACCCCCGATCATCTCGGGTATTTCGGGCATCCTCTCCGCAGTGTCTCCGCTGCTCGGCCCGCTCTCGCAGCTCGTCGGCTCCGTCTTGACCGCACTCGCGCCGCTGCTTGGCATCGTCGCGGCAGCGATTCAACCCCTGATCGGACCTTTGACCGAAATTCTCGAATTGCTCGGTCCTCTCCTCGTTGACGCGATTAATACTCTTATGCCTGTTATCGAGCTTTTGGTCGGTATATT